CGGACCGTCCGGAGGCGGTGACGCGCGAGCGGATCGGCGGGGCCATCGCCGAGCAGGGCCTGGCGCGGGCGATGCCGCAGCTGAGGCTGCTGCTCGGGCAGATATTGCAGGGACGATGAGCGAGCGGTTCGCCGCCGCCGCAGTGCGGCTTTGCGGCGTCGCCGGCATCGCTCTGGGGTGGCGGCCGCAGGATTTCTGGCGGGCGACACCGGCCGAACTGGGGACGATGCTCGCGCTGCTTCTCCCCGGCGAGGGGAGCGCGGGCGTCGCTCCCGGCGAGCTCGACCGGCTGAAAAGGATGTTCCCCGATGGATGAAGAGATCGAGCGGCTGCTGGTCAGCGTGCGCGCCGATACCGGCGCCTTCGCCCGCGACGTCGCCGAGATGCGGGCGAGCCTTTCGGGGCCGCTTGCGGAGGGCGCCGAGCTGGCCGGACGCGCGCTGGAGGGCGCTCTGGCGCGGGCGGTGCGGACCGGCAAGTTCGGGTTCGAGGATCTGAAGCGGGTGGCGTTGTCGGTGATGGCGGAGATTGCCGCTTCCGCAGTGCGGGCGGGGATCGGCGCGGCGGTCGACGGAGCCGGGGGCGGAGCCGGGCAGGGCCTTGCGCAGGCCGCGGCGCAGATACTGGGCGCGGTGCTCGGTGCGCCGGGGCGGGCGACGGGCGGTCCGGTGGCGCCGGGCCGCGCCTATGTCGTCGGCGAGCGCGGCCCCGAGCTGTTCGTGCCGACATCGAGCGGGCGGGTCGAAACCGGGCGCGGCGGCGGCGCGCGCGAGGTGCGGATGAGCATCACCATCAATGCACCGGCCGGCGCCGAACCGCGGATGCTCGAGCGGTCGGGGCGGCAGATCGCCCGAGCCGTCAAGCAGACGCTGGCGCGGCTGGAGGACTGACGGCGCGCAGGACAGGATGCGGAGGGCAGGCGATGGGACATTGGTTGGCGCCGAAGGGGGCGGCGCGCGTGGAGGGGACGGTCAAGCGGTTCGATGCGCGGTTCTGGACGGTCAATTTTCCGCGGCCGATGATGGCCAGCGTGGTGACCACGGCTGCGGATGCGCTGCGGGTCGACGCGGTCTTCTACAAAGCGGACGATCTTGCCGGGCTGATCTGGGAGGCGGAGGACAGGCACGATCATCCGCTGCTCGCCTACCGGACGAACCGGGACTTCCGGCAGTGCCGGCTGCGCTTCCGGTGGCGCAGCGAAGGTCTCAAGGGCCTCGACGCGGTGGACGGGCCGACGCTGACGATCGAGGGCCGCGATCAGGCGGGGCAGCCGCGCAGCTGGTACGTGCGGTTGTGGAATTATGCGCAAGGGTCGCCAGAGGACGCCGCGGTGACGCTCGACTTCGCAAGGCTCGACGGCGGGTTCCTGCTGCCGGGCGAGGCGGATCCGGTGTGGGCGGGCGATGTCGACCGGCTGTTCGTGTCGCTCGTGCCGCCCGGCTTCACGCGCGCCGACGCTCCGCTTGCCGCTCCGGCCGAGGCCTGGGCGGAGGTGAGCGAGATCGCCTGCGAGGGAGCAGGATCGGTGCTGGCGATCGGCGACGTCATCGTGCCCGAGCACAGGCTGCGGATCGCGACCGGCTATGACGATCTTTATCATCTGACGCCGGCGCGGATGCTGCGCAACGTGCTGCAGCTCGGCTACCGCGCGGTCATCAACCATTATGTCGGGATGAGCCATTATTTTCGGCTCGAGGCGAACAGCGGCGGCTTCTACGCGAGCCTTGCCGGCGGCGTGCTGAATGGGCCTTGCGCGGCGTGGCACCGCGATTTTTGCGAGCGGGCAAGGGCGCTCGGCTACGAGATCATCCTGTCGCTGTCCTACGAACTGCTCGACATGCATTGCTGGGGCGACTGGAAGCAGCGGGCGGAGAGTGGCGAGCCCGCGCTGACGGGGTGGCAGCCGCCCTCCACCTTGCTGTCGCCGGCCCATGCGGGGGCGATGGCCTATCTGCGCGCCGTGGCGAAGGCGTTTGCGACCGTTGCCGCGGCGGCGGGACAGCGGGTGCGGTTCCAGGTCGGGGAGCCGTGGTGGTGGGTGACGGGGGATGGGCGCATCTGCCTCTACGACGATGCCGCGCGTGCGCAGCTGGCGCCGGTCTCGATCCCGGATTTGCGGGGCGACCTCAGCCAGGCGCAGCGCGCGACGCTGGATGCCGCCGGCACGGTGCTCGCGGACTCGACGGCGGCGCTCGCGGCGGCAGTGCGCGAGGTGGCGCCGGAGGCTGAGACGCTGCTGCTGGTCTATTTGCCGACGGTGCTGGGGGCGCCCGACCTCCGGTACGCGAACGTGCCGCTGGAGTGGGAGGCGCCCGCCTTCGATGTGCTGCAGCTCGAAGATTACGACTGGGTGACCGCCGGCAATCGCGGCGCGACCGCGCGGGGGATCGCCGCGATGACGTCGCGGCTCGGCTATCCGGTAAGCGGGCAGCATTATTTCGCTGGGTTCGTGCTGAGGCCCGAGGAGCGGGCGCAGTGGCACCGGATCGCGAGCGCCGCAGAGGCGGCTTTCGCGCGGGGCACGGCGGAGGTGTTCGTCTGGGCGCTGCCGCAGGTGCTGCGCGACGGGTTCGTCTGGTTCGATGAGGGAGAGGGTGCGGTGGAGGCTTTCGACGACGTGCGGTTCCCGATCGCGCTCGGGAGGGAGGCGAGCGTCGAGCCGGCCTTCTCGACGGCGGTGGTGACGACGGCGAGCGGGGTGGAGCAGCGCAACAGCGACTGGTCCGATGCGCGGCTCGGCTTCGATGCGGGGCCGGGGGTGCGGGGGAAGGCCGAGCTGGAGGAGCTGATCGCCTTCTTCCGGGCGCGGCGGGGGGCGGCGGTGGGGTTCCGGTTCGAGGATCCGTTCGACCACAGCTCGAACGGGATGACGGGGGAGCCGGGGCCGTTCGATCAGCTGCTCGGGCTCGGCGACGGCGTTCAGACCGAGTTCGCGCTGGTCAAAAGCTATGGCGAGCAGGTGCGGCGGATCACGCGGCCGGCGGCCGGAACGGTGCTCGTGTCGGTGGCGGGAATCGAACGGCTGAGCGGGTGGAGCCTTGGCGAGAAAGGTGTCGTGCGGTTCGACGCGGCGCCGGGGGAGGGGCAGGAGGTGCGGGCGGGATATCGCTTCGATGTGCCGGTGCGCTTTGCCGAGGACCGGCTAAGCCTTAGCCGGGCCACGTTCGAGGCGGGCGAGATCGCCTCGGTGCCGCTGATCGAGGTGCGCGAGCCATGAGCATCGTCGAGCGCGACCTCTCCACCATCGCCTTTTGCTGGCGGATCGAGCGGCGGGACGGGATTTGCCTCGGCTTCACCACTCATGACCGCGATCTGACGATCGACGGCCTCGTCTACCGGGCGGCGCCCGGCATGCTGCCGTCGGCCGTGTCGGTGACAGATGGGTTCGATTCCGATGCGCTCGACGTTGCGGGCGCGCTGACGAGTGACGCGATCACCGCACGCGACCTCGAGGCAGGGCGATGGGACGGAGCGGCGGTGGCGCTGTTCATGGCCGACTGGGAGGAGCCTGGGGGCGAGCGGGTGGCGGTGGCGGCGGGGGAGATCGGCGACGTCTCGCTGACGGGCGGCGGATTTTCGGCTGAGCTAAGGGGCCCGACAGCGTTGCTGGATCGGCCGGTGGTGGAGCTCACGTCGCCGGAGTGCCGGGCGCGGCTCGGTGACGCCAGATGCCGGGTCGACATGGCCGGGCGGGTGCGGATCACGAAGGTCACCGCTGTCGTCGACGAGGACGTGATCGAGGTGGCGGAAGCGGCGGGTGGGAACGCCTACGGGTACGGTCGGCTGCGATGGTTGAGCGGACCGAACAGCGGGCTCGAGAGCGCGATCCTGCGTTCCGAGGGCACGCGGCTGACGCTGCGCGAGGCGCCGGCGTTCGCGCCATCTCCAAGAACCCTCGTGGAGATCTCGGAGGGGTGCGACAAGGCGCTTGCGACCTGCGCGGGGCGGTTCGGAAACGTCGTCAACTTCCGCGGCGAACCGCATCTGCCGGGGATCGACCTGCTGACCCGCTATCCGGGGAGCTGAAAATGGCGGGCGAGAACGAGACGGCCGCGCGGGCGCGGGCGCTGGTCGGCATTCGCTTCCGGCCGCAGGGGCGGCGGCGCGAGCACGGGGTCGATTGCCTCGGGCTCGTCGCGCTCG